ACCCAAACGGAAAAATTGGCGGAAAAGCTACTATAGGATATGGTCATAAAGTATTACCAGTAGAATTTGATAGTATATACAAGCCAGGTGATGTAGTAGAAAAGACAAAACTAGAAGAACAACTTGAAAAAGACTATGATGATAAAAAAAATACTATAGAAAAAATAATTAAAAGTAAGAAAATTAATATAAATGATGTACCACAAAATGCATTATCAATATTAATTAGAAATGCTTTTTGGGGAGTATCATCATCAAATTTTCCTACGTATTTTAATAGTATGTTAGAAGGAAGATATAAAACAGCAGCAGATAACTTAAAGTTTTATGACCCTTCTAATCCAAATAAAGGTTACACAAACATCTATAAAAAATTAAAAGCAAGAACTGAAAGAGTTATGGATGAGATATTATCTTTATATTAATTCAATCTGTTAATAAACCTTTGCATATCTTCCGATAGTTCTTCAAACTTAAACTTCGTTTCATTAGCTAGGCCGACAAGAATGTTAGAATGTTGGAAGTCAGGATAGTCTTCCTTGAGATGTTTATATAATAACTTAGAGTTTACAGTTTGTTCATCGATGACTAACTCAAAGTCTCGGTTAACTCCTAAAGAGTAAAAACCAATATCAATTTTAAAATCATACTTTCTTCTTATTAGATTCTTCCAATCTTTCATCCTTTCTCCCCTCTAATTTTAACATAATTTCCATAATTCTATACACTTCTCCATAGGGTTTGGTCCATAAATATTTTAAGACTTCCTGTCTTTGTTCTTCATTTATCAAATAGTTCTTCATTTCTTTTCCTCTCTTTTTCTAATTCAATCTTTTCTATTTCTGCATTGATGATGTTATATATATCATCAAAGAATACTTTAAGATTAGCGTAGGTTATTTCAAACACACTCTTCTCTTTAGCGTTTTTCATTTCAAATGCATCTAATGATACTAACAGTTTTCCTGTAAAAGGGTCTTTAATTACTCTCATAAAAGTATCTCCTTATCTACAATCCTTATCAAGTCTTTTTCCATTTCCATAATTTTATCTTCATAATAACCTAATGAACTAGAACGAGAATCTTCATCATCAAAATGTTTAGTAATATACTTTTCTAGTAAAGCTATCTTATTTGCAATCTTATATATAACATAATCTAATTTAGATTTCCAATCAATATCTGTTCTATCTACAATCATAGATTTATTTAAAATATCATTTAATGTATATTCTGTGTCAGCAAGAGGCCTATTATTTAATCTACCATCATATTCTATTTTATATTTTAAGTAAGCATATTTATCATATACACTATCTAACTTATTTAAATATTTAAAGTCTATATCATAAAAATATTTATCATCAAAAAATGTTTTTTCAGTCAGCATATTTTTTAATTAACCTTTGCAGATACCACTCTGCTTTCTTTAAATCTTCTAAACCATTCTTCCTTTTAAATCTAGTAACGTACTTAATCACATTACCTTGGAAATAATCCATGTTGTTTGATTCTATATAATCAGCAGTTTCAATTCCTTCTTTATAGTAAGACGGGTTAATATTATCCATAGTTTTCTACATCCAATAAATCTTTTAAAGGAACTAGCCAACCCCATGAAGTATTACTATCTCCCCCTGGAACAGAACGATACTTATTTTTTTCAAGAATCTTTTTTAATCTATCTGTCTCTAAAGAAATAGCAAAACAGAATTGTTTTCCTTTATATAAATTAATAGTCCAATACTTGGATTCTGTTGTATTTATCCCACTATCTTTCCCCCTGCTTTTATATTCACAAAAGTGATTACCACTCTTAATCCACTTGTCTATCTCGGACTTAACTTCTACATTGTCCCCTTTTAATATCTCACCAATTATTTTTTCCCCACTCTTACCTACCTCTAAGTCGTATCTAAAATCTGAATTATGTTTCATTAGTTTAACTTCTTTCTCCATTCACTTATATGTAATACATTATCATGACCATTAGTCTTGGTTTCTTTTTTCTTCTCTTCAATGTTCACTACACTTAAACCAATTTCATACACCATGTCAGGGTCATCCAAAGCTATTTGGCAAAGGCCCATAGCTACGGTATAGCACATGACTTTATCATCTGTATCTTGTTTATAGTTAGAATGTAAACCACAGGCAAACCTGTTATCACCATAAGGTTTAATGACAATAACAACACTGTCATCATCAATTGGTACTTTTTTCATCGACTATCTCCTTTGGATTATTTAATTCTACATACCAACTGAACTTAGGGTTTCTTGCTTTTGACTGTTGTTGGGGCAAGTATTGAATGTTATCACCCCAACATTTATATTTATACTCACAGAAAGAACACACAGTACCTAAAACTTTATTGCCTGTCGGCTTTTGGTAGAACATTTCTTCTACTAAATCAAAACATCTTTCAAAAGGCTCATCCTTCATTAAGGCTTTGATATTTTTATAAACAATATCCAACGCTTGTTTACGATACTGTTCATCTTCTTCAGGGGGACTGCTTAATAATAATTCACCTGTAGATTTATTAACTACAATCCAACCACCGAAAGGTTTGGCGGTGGCTTCTGAATACAGATACCCTTGGGATAAGTATCCGAAGACATCACCTTCTACAAACTTATCAAATCCACCGCCCTGTTCCCCAAACTTTTTCTCAAAGGCAAACGGTGATGCACTCTTGATGTCATAAACCTTATCATCTATAATGATATCGTATGTACCTTTTATGTCGAAGTATTCTGTTTCTAACTTCACATCACCTTGTAAACCATTAATGTTTGCCTTAACTGTTTTTAGTAACATCACCACAACGGCTTCAAGGATGTCACCAAATAAATTTCTTAACTTGTAATTATAATTGTCAAAGTTCTTTAATGAATCATCATTGAAATACTTCTTTTCCATTTGTAATTGGCATAGGGGTCTACCAATACTGGACATTCTAATTCTAAATTCTGTATCTCTTTTATCTGTGAATTGTTTTTCGACTGCCTTTCCACAGTCTTCTTTAAACTCTTTAAGAATCTGTTTAGGTATGGCGACAGGCTCGTTTTGAGCCTGTGCCAAAAATGATTTTACTTCTTCTAAGAAAGTCAAGCTGACATTTCCTCTAAAAGAATTTCATCATCTAAATCATCTGCTGTTGTGGATGCCTTGTGTTTTCTTTTCAAGGCTTCAGCATACTCCCTCTTGACATAATCATTCTCATTTTTAATATGGTCTTTAAACATATTGAAGACTTTCTTATCTTCTTCTGAGAATTTCACATCTTTATTGGAGTCTTTTATCTTAGCTACAAAGTAAGTCACACTACCATTGGTATGTTTCTCTGTACCAAAAAATTCTAGTACAGTATTCAACATAATCTTATTTCTTTTGGATAGACTTTTTAATTGTTCCCCGATAGGTAGGAAGTTCACACCCCGTACTCGATACAAGGCGGGTTCATTAACCAAGGATGCTTCTTTCCCTTTAGAGTCTTTACCTTTGATAGTGACAAGACCAAACACATTTCTAAAACATGTAATCTTATCTTGCTCTATCTTATCGGCAATTTCAAGTCCGTCTCTCATCGACCTAGGTATGCTACCACAAGCCTCTGTACCATTGGTATCAGGCTTTGCATCAGTCCAACTAGTAAACATGACTGATTTGTAATTGTTTTCCTCATTCTCTTCATCATATTTTTTATACTGATATGTATTGAAGAAAGGTCTAAAGGACACCTTCTCAGCATAGATAACGCCATGCTGTTGAGAATCTACCTTAAACAATCCTCGTTTTATAAGATTGCCGTCAGCATCCTCGGAGTCATAGTTAATAGATAATCGTGACAGTATTGTACCGTCACCACCCCCTGAGTCAGTTTCTTGGCCTATCAAAGCCATTAACTTATCTTGGGATAAATTATCTATATCTGTCGTTAAGTCATTCGTCATATAATATTCTCCTATTATAGTTTTTATGTGCTAGTATACTATCATATATCTGTGGATAAGTCAAGCCAATTTTTACCTTTTTTTATTTCAAAGTCTAGTGGCACGTTTAACTCACAGTCATATCTTTGTAATAAAGAATCTTTAACATTAGTGAATCCTGTTTTGATAATACTAATCGCTTCATCAATCTCATCAGGATGAGCATCAAGGACCACAGAATCATGGACTGTATTGATGATAACACTTTTAAGATTCTTTTCTTTTAATAATTCCCATACATTAATACAGGCAATGGGAACAATGTCAGCCGTAGCAAATCCCTGAACAGGATAGTTCTTAATTGTTGTACCATTAGAGTAAACATATTTACCACTATACCTATCAATGTTTCGATACACATTAGGAAAGTAATATTCTCGACCACTCGGTAGTCTAACGATACTTGTCTTATAAGCCTTCTCTTGTAAATGAACATGCCACTTTGCAATATCTTTATACTTCTTTAAAAATTTCTCATAGTATTCCTTTTCTTTTTTCTTACCCATCATTCCACCATACAGAGGTTTAAATGTATGAGCCTTTGCATCTTGTCGTGAACATCCAATAATGTCTGCAGTGTATTGGTGAACATCAACACCGTTCTTAATGTCTTCCATACCTTGTTTATCTTGGGCTAAGAAAACGGCAGTACGAAATTCTAGTTGGGCAAAGTCTACTTCAATAATCTGCCCACCTTCAAAGCGAGATTTAATTACTCGCTTCACAGGAAACTTATCACCCCTCGGCATATTCTGGAAGTTAGGTTTGGAAGACGATAACCTACCAGTTGTAGTAGTATACTGATTGTATGAGGGGTGTAAGATATTATTCGCTCTTGTGTTATCTCGGATACCTGTAACAAAAGTATTGAGGTATGTTTCAATCGCACTGTATCGAATAATACTATCGACAAAATCTTTTAATGCACCGTCTGATGTCGCACTAATTCTAGTTAAGGTTTCTTTGTCTGTTTTAAATCCACCTTGAGATGCGTCATTAACTGTTCTTGATTTATAATTAAATCCTGCGGGGGCTTGTGTTTGAATATATAACATCCCTTCCTTTTTACATTTAGGACAAATGTTTAACATCTTAGAAGGCTTACCGTCTTTATTCTGTTTTCTGATATAGCCAACACCACTACAAGTTCCACACTGTTGGGCAACCGTTTTGTATACTTGGTCAGTATGTTTGAGAACTAACTGTTGAAAATCTTTCTCTGATATTTTAGGTCTTCTCTTTTGCTTACCACTATTCTTATCCACACCAATATTAAATAATGTAGCCCAAGTATTTTTATCCTGAACTTTTCTAGAGTAGATAACTTTTGATAGGTCCTCTGTTGATGATAAGTTAATAGGCGTATCACCCATGAATTGTTGAATAACTCTGTTAATCTTACTCTTTAATTTGACATACTCTTCATTCAATTCTTTTTCCACAACATCAAGTTCTGTCAAATCAATATAGTTTCCATTACATTCCATATCAATTAAGACACGTAGAAAATCATTCATAAGATTCAGAGTAGGCTTTAAGATGTTATTCCCCGGCTGATTGAACAATCTTACTTGTGTAAGATATAGTTGTTTAGTAATAGCTACGTCTTGCTTACCATACTCTTCTAATTTTTCCATAGGAATTTCATCAACACCATATCCACTATCCATGTAAGACGCTAGAATATCGGACTTAACACTTAAACCTCTTCTCTTACATG